CAGCTACAGGTGGCTCGGCTGAATCATCCACACAAATGACTTTTGTTGGATTTGATGGTGTACCAGCCCAGACGTGAAAAACGCTGACCGCCGACGTTTCGGCGTGACTTTGACTCACATAAATTGTATCGCCCGCAACGTCCACCGCAGCCGCTGCACCAAGCGTCAAAAACGCATTGGCCCAGCTTGAGCCGTCAGCGGTGCCGGTAGCGGTGGATTTAACGTAGTAAGTCGCCATTACGCCAGCACCTCTGCTGCACGTTCATCCGTCAAGATGCCCAGCGCCTGATACATGCCTACCATCTGGTAAACACCTAGCTCGAACGGTTTGGCAATGTTCTCCGCCGTGCGGTAGTCCTCCAGTCCAGTGCGCAGCGTGGCCTTTTGCTCGGCGGTGAGGTACGCCAGGGACTCAAAGCCCGCGTGCAAAGCGTCAATGCTCTCGCGCTCGGATTGTGTGAACAGCTTGCGAAATTGCAGCTTGGTCAGCGGCAGTTGCGTGCCTGACACCAACGCCAGCGCCTCGGCTTGTGCAGCCAATTGCGCATTCAATGAATCAGCCCGAGCCGTCATCACTGCGCCCGCGTCTTGCGAACCCAGCCACTCGAAAGCATAGGTCTTGCCCGTGTCGTCGGTGTGTGTTTCTTTGACGTAGCGCCGCCCGTCAACTTGGGGCGGGCCTTCGGTGTAGGTGCTGGACTGGATCATTTTTAGCTACCCGACAACAGCGCAGTAGGAGGCAAGTCAAGCAGCATCGACTCGCCCGAAGCCAGCGTGACCGATGCGCCGTAGTCAATCCAGCCGATCAGCTCAAAGCCGGTGGCGACTGTGTTGTACAGCACGGCATACCTAAACGGTGCCACGCTGCCACCTGAAGCGGTGAGCGTCAAATCCGCAAGAATGAGCGAATACGCCCCTGCGGTCTGCGTGCTGCTGACGGTGGTGGCGTTGCGGCTAGACAGATTTGTGTAGGCAATTTGCGTCAACTCGCTCAAAGCGTTCATGCCGACCGTGGGCGCGGTGTTGGTCAGTGCCCAAGCGAGTTGGTCTGTGGCGAGGTTGTGCTTTTTGTTGGCCAGGTTGGCAACGAGGGGCTGGAATTTGGTGAGGGTGCTGGTGGGCATGGTAATCCTTTATTGGGTAGGAGTTAAGAGATACGCCCTCTTGCGAAGGCGTATAACTTAGCTTAGGACGCTGCTACCTTGAGCAACTTGATGGCTTGCGTGTTGCGCAACTTGCCGCCCACGCGCTTGCGCACGTAGAACTTGACAAAGCCGGGAGTGGTGATTTCGTCGCGGGTGATACGCATGCCCACGCGATCGGCAATCAGGTAGCCTTCTTTGAAGTCACCAAAGGCCAAGGGGAATGCGCCTGCGCCAACCACTGGCATGTCTTCGGCCTCAGTGATGCCGTAGCCCAAGAATGTAGAGGGCTGACCGGCGGTCAACGCGGGTTGCCACAAATACTGACCCGAAGTGTCTTTGTACTTGCGCAAAGCAGCCAGCACCAGTTTGCTTGTGACAAACTGCGCGTTAGTGCGATAGCGGGCGCGCAAAGAGTAGATCAGGTCGAGGAATACGTCAGCGCTGGTTGGCAGCGCAGCCGCTTGGCCCGAGGCGATGTATTGCAGCGTGCCAAATGCGCGGGCCGCGTCTGCCGTAACAACGGGTGTTGGGCCTGCCAAGAAGCCGGTGGGCTTTTTGGTGCCGTTGCCAGAAATAAACGCAGCGCCTTCGCCCTGTGCCATTGCTTCTGCAGCGGAATCAATCAACCAAGACTCGACGTTGAAAAACAGGTCATCCAGAGATTCTTCCGACGCTTGCGGTTTGGCAGAGGCCATGCCGAAAGTCGGAGCAACCTCGGCCAAGTCTGGGGTGTTGGTTTGAGCGCGTGTGTCGCCCTCACCAATCCACTCAAACGCCGCGCCGTTCACGTCGAACAGTTCTTTGTAGTCAGGCGAACCGACTTGGCGCACGGTGGCAAGGCTGCGAATGGGCGACATATCAACACCCAATCGGGCAATGGCGCGCTCAATGACTTCGGGCAGTGCGAAACCGCCTGCGGAGCCGGTGGAGGTGACTGCAGCGGTAGATTTTGACTCCAGTGCCTTTTGCGCTTGAGCGGCCTTTTGCTGGCGCTCTTGGTCGGCAGGGTTGCGCATCCAGTTCAGGAAAGCATGGCGGTATTCAGTCGCCTCTTTCACTTCGCCGTCAGCCTTTTCGCCGCCGAATACACCGGGGCGATTCAGCTTGGTTTCCACTTTGTCTTGTGCTTCTTTGAGGCTGTTGATAACGGCGTCAATGCGGGCCAATTTGGCGTCCAGTTCAGCGGTGCCTTGATTGGCTTTAACAGCGTCAATGCGCGCGTCGTTGGTCTTTTTGTATTCCTCAAAGCTGGTAGCGATTTGGTCTACGATTTGTTTGATTTCGAGAGTCATTGTGATTTCCTTCAGACGTAAAAAAAGCACCTCATGGGTGCTTGCGGGTTGGTGATTCGAGAATCAGGAGAGTTTTGATTGCAGCGCTAGAAGCGATGCCTTCAGTTCCCCCACGTCATCGGAATCACTCCGACTCGATAGGGTTTTGACGCGGCTGACAAAAGCCAGGGCGTCTTGCTTGGAAAATCCAGAATCTCTCAGGACTTTCTCGGCATCTTTGAGGGTGTCAATCTGCTCGGCAGACTTCACACCCGTGATTCGTGCTTTGGTGTTGGCAGGGAATGTCACCAATGACACTTCCCACAATTCCAACTCTTTCAGGTGGCGCACTTCGCCCTCGTACTCGTAGTCTTTGGTGACAAAGCCGATGGACAGGCCGTTCAAGGCACCCATCTTGGCGAGTTCGTGGGCTTCCTTGCCCTTGGTGGTGCCCATTGCCAGCTTGCCGCGCATGTGCAGGCCGTTGGCGTCTTCGGTGATGTCGGTCCAGACACCAATTGGCTGTGAGGCGTCGTGTTGCCAGAGCATGGCGGGCATGGACTGGCTTGTCTTGTGCGACTTGATAGACGCTGCAAAAGCGCCCTTTTCAATCACATCGTTGTAAGAGTCTTTGTTGCCAAACACGGAGCCGTAGCCCTCTACTGTGCCGTCGTCGCCCGTGGCTTTGATTTGCAGCGCGTAGGAGCGCACTTCGCGGCCTGTTTCTGCGCTTTTTCGCTCAAACGGGGGGTGTTGTTTCATCGGTGTTTCCTTGTGTGCCGCCCTGTGACATGTTGAGCGGCGTTAACGGTTCGTCCAGGCCCTCAAGGGGATCAAGCCCTTCGTTATCGCGGATTTCGTTGCGGGTGTAGATGCCCATTTCAACCATCGTGCGCGCCCACTGCGCACGGTCAACCATCGACCCGGTGGTGAGGTAGCGGGTGTCAAACTCGCCAAATAGCGGGCCTGCGCCGTCCAGCAGCATTTCATCAATGCGCTGTGTCCAAGCCTTGTGCCAAGGTGCCAGCGTGTGCTTGACGTGGGCACTGAAGAAGGCTTCAGAGCTTGCAAATGTGGCGCTCTTGTCGCTGTGGCCCACCATGATGGGGAACACGCCGTAGGCGCGGCATATTTCCTCGATTTGCAGGCGTCGAGTCTCTACGTGCTGCGCGTCCACGCCAGATATTGATGTGTTGAACCACTTGGCAGCACGGTCCAGAATCATTGGCACGCCCGCGTTGTCGGGGCCGCTCTTGCGCTTGAGCATGGCTGACAGGCGTTCGTGCTGCTCGGCGTTCAGGTTGCCGTCCACCGAATAGGTTCCGCTGGGACGCAATCCATTGGCGTGCATTGCCGCTTGACTGCGTTCCGTGGCCATTGCCAAGCCAATCGCACTGCGGGCCAGGTTGACAGCGTTCAAGGATGACACGAAATCCCACTGCAAATTGTTCAGCACAAACACGTCTTCCGCGCCGAATTCACCAATCACGCCAAACTCGTCCCAGCATCGGTAGCGCAGTTCGTATCGGCTGGTTCGGCGCACATCCCACTGCCCCGGCATGACGGGGATCAGCTCCTTGACGCGCCGGTTGTCGCCGCGCACTTTTACAGACAAGGCCGCACCCGTCAGGGCAGCGTGCAACGTCATTTGCCGACGCCATTCAAATGACGTTTGCCACTCGTTAGGGCGGCGGGACAACAGGCGGTATTCTGGGATGTTGGTGGCCTTTTGGCGCGTGCCGTCCGGCAGTTCACGGTAAACATGAAGGTCAGGTGTAGCGCAGCCGTCGGCAATCGCCTTGACGCAGGCCAGTACGGTGGAGACTTGCAGCGCGGTCTTTTCAGTGACGGTGACCCCGGCGACAGTGCCCCCGCTCACCCCGTCAATCAGGTTTGCTACCTGGTCGTAGGTAAGCTGGGTCGCTTTGCGCCCAAGAAGTCGGTCAATGAATTTCAATCTGTGTCCCAATATGAGGTTTCTACTGTTTCTGTCTGAGGCATAACGCCTACAGCCATAGCTAGGGCCACCATGCCGTCGATGCGGCCCGTAGTCTTTTGCTTGGTGAATTTCCTGTTTCCTGCCGGGTCGCTGATGGCTTGAGCATTCGCAGCGCACATTTCAAGCACCTTGTGATTGCCGTGCTTCAGTTTCTTGGCTAGTAGCTTGGCTTCTAGCTCGCGCAATGCAGGACTCATGCTGACAAAGCCCTGCCCAAACTCTTTGAATCGCTCTAGCTCTTCTTCGGTAAAGCCGATTTTCTCTAGCCACGGCCTCAAGAAGCGCATGTTGTAGCGGTCAAATGCCAATGCAACCACGTTGCAGCGGTCAAACAAGCCGCGCAGGTGTTCGGCAATGAACTCGTATTCAATGGCGCGTCCTGGTGTGGTCTGTAATGCGCCTTCGTTGGCCCATACGTCATAAGGCACGCGGTCAGTGCGTGACTTCTCG